TCAGAGGAAAGGATTGCAGAAAGGATAGATGCGAACACATTGAATGTTCCTATGAAGGATTTACCCGACTTATCTAAGAAACTCTTTGACAAGAAGATTGATAAAATTGCAGAGAAGACTAAAGGTAAACTTATAATCAAAGAATACCCTACTGCATCTGCACATGTCGGTCACTTCAGACACTTACTACAAGAACTTGAATTGAAGAAAGACTTCAAACCCGATATGATATTCATTGACTATCTAAACATATGTGCAAGTGCAAGAGTGAAACCAGGCGCTGGTGCAAACTCATATACTCTTATTAAGAGTATTGCAGAAGAACTTAGAGGACTTGCAGTGGAGTTTGATGTACCAATTATGAGTGCAACACAAACAACAAGAAGTGGTTATGGTTCAACAGATGTAGAACTTACAGATACTTCAGAGTCATTCGGACTACCTGCAACTGCAGACTTTATGTTTGCATTGATATCTTCAGAAGAACTAGAAGAGTTAGACCAAATGGTGGTGAAACAGTTAAAGAATAGATACAATGACCCAACCGTATTCAAAAGGTTTGTCATAGGTGTTGACAGAAGTCGTATGAAACTCTATGATTGCGAACAAGAAGCACAAGAAGAGTTGTATGAAAATACTGGTATTGATGATTCAATCCCTGTACATGACCGTGGTGGCGGTACTAAATATAACGACTTTAAAATATAATGAACAAGAAGACTCTGAAACCTATCGAAGTAATCAATAAGATTCAAGAGAAAATAGAGCTAAAAAAAAGACTTAGAGATAACAAAGACGATAAGATAGTTGAGAAGAAAATAACTAAAATCGATAAACAATTAAAAAACAGTACACTTTCTAAACTATGAACGTATTAATAATAGGTTCGGGTCGTTGTGGAACGTCACGATTAGGTTGGTGTTTAAAAGAACACTATGACATTCCATTTATATCAGAACCCTTCAACTGGGACTACCAAAACTCTCCAAGACAAACTGAAGAATATGTTGTACCCGACAATCATGTAATCAAATGTCTTCCATGTTATCAAATGTACATTGACCCCGAGTTAAAGGTACTTACACAAGAAGAAGATGCAAGGGAGAGAACTATTTGGTTTATGGAATTGAGTTTGAGATTTGATAAGGTAATCCTAATGACTAGGAGAGATTTGTCTCAAAGATTATTATCGGCTCTACATGCACATAAACATGGAACATGGTGGGATAAGTACAACTTTAACCCTGTAGTCCTCACTGAAAAAGATAAACCACTTATAGATGATTTTCTATATACAGAAAAGGTTGTTAATTCTATATCTCAACAACTTGCAATACCCATAACATACATGGAAGATTTGTATACAAGTGATAAAGAAAAATCAAAAGAAACTTGGTTATCTTTTACACAAGACTTCGAATACAAAGGAGAGGATTTCGATTCAGTATACGAAAAATTCTTTTCACCAATACATAAACAAAGAACTTAAACTTATAAATAAACATATAATACGGAGAAATTATGCCTTATACAACAACACAAATCGCAACTCAACAAGATGTTGTAGATGGATTAACAGAAGATATTAACTGGGTTAAAGACGTTTCATACAACTTTTTAGGAAAAGGTACACCTGTAAGATTATTCAATGGTACAAGAACAGAATTCTGGGCTGCATGGAGAACTGATAACCCAAATGCAACTTGGAGTGGACAGAGTTATGATGCTGATTCAGGCGAAATGACTGGAACACTTGCCGAAGAATATGATGAAGGTGGAGTAACTATGAAACCTACAGTCATGTACAACTGGTGGAAATGGGAAACTACAAATGCAAATGGTTATCAATTGGGTGACTGGACTTCATGGATTTCTACAAAAGAGGGTGAACTTGCAACTGCAGAATCTACTCTTGCAACTATGCAAGCCGACCCTGCATAAACCCCTTTCATTATATTATGAGAGTTTTGATGATTGCCACGGGTAAGTGTGGTTCCAATTCATTAACAAATGCAATATCAGAAGACCACCATTTAACATGGGTAAACGAACCTTATAACGAGGGAATGAACCATGCAAACAGTCCTTTTACTAGAGAAGAGAAATTAAACTTAATTGATTCGGATAATGTAATTGTAAAATGTGTAAATGCCACATGGCAACATCCAAACAAAAGATTAACACAATTTGATGATATAGAAATACGAAACGATTTCTTTAAATCATTATCTAAAACTTTTGACAAAACAATTTTACTAGACAGAAGGAACGAATCTGAAAGACTATTCTCTGTTCTACATGCACACCAACACAACACTTGGAATCAAAAAGAAAAATATCAAATAAAAGAAGTTGCACTCAATGAATACTGGATTCCTTACTTAGAGGGTGCATGTTATCAAAAAGATTCAATCAATAAACTATCTGAAGATTTGAGCTTACCTATCCATAGACTCGAAGACTTTTGTACTGAAAATTATGAGTTATCGGAGAAAACTTACAACGATATTATAGGCGTAAAAAAATGTAAGTTTTCACACCTTTACGATACTTACTTCAATCCTAAACACAAACAGGGAAATAAAAATACCTAAATAGTAGACAGGAACATATTTTTATGTTATAATACTACTATGGGCGCAAAGAATTTACATTTAGAACACTTAGAAGACGAGATTATCAATCAAGGTATTGATGGTGGTCGTGGTGCAATAAACTTTTTACGAGGTCTTAGGGACATGATGAAGGGCAATTCAAGTTCTTCTGTAAACATGACTGTAAAATGGGATGGAGCTCCTGCAATCTTTTGTGGTAAACATCCTGAAACCAATCAGTTCTTTGTTGCAAAAAAATCTTTATTTAATAAAGAACCTAAGTTCTATACTTCAGAACACGAAATCAAAAATGCAGACGAACTAAGTGGTGCATTAAAAGAAAAGTTCTTAACTTCATTTCAATGTTTATCTAAACTATCTTGGTCAAATGTAATGCAAGGTGACTTGATGTACACTAACGACCTTAAAAAAAGAAGGATAGATGGTAAATCTTATATGACATTTCAACCAAATACAATTATGTATGCAGTTGATGTTGATTCTGAATTGGGTAAAACTATAGAAGAATCTAAAATGGGAATAGTATTTCACACCACTTACACTGGTGGAACTATCGAAGACCTAACTGCAAGTTTTGGTGCAACAATATCCACTCTTGGAAGTGACAAAGATGTATGGATGGATGATGCAACATTTAAAGATGTATCGGGTAACTCAACACTTACTGCAACAGAAACACTTAAACTTACTAAAGAACTAACTGCAGTAGGTAAAGCATTCCATGGTATATCTAAAGGAGACTTAGTTAAGTTTCAGAAAATACAAGATGCCATAGCACAGAAAGGTGCAGGTGCAACTTACAAAACATACTGTAATACACTTATAAGAGGTGGTTCATACAAACCAACATATGCAGGATACATGAAACACTTTGAGAACTATTGGAGAGATAAGGTAGTTGCAAAGGTTAAGATGGAAAAAACCAAACAAATTAAAACAGAGATTGGTGAACAACTTTACAATGAACTTCGTGCATTAAATAAGTTCATTACTAATCTCACTAAGTTTATGGAACATTTAGTTATATCAAAACAAATAATTATTGAAGGACTAAATAGAGTAAAGAGTATAGGAACTTTTAAAAAGACTGCAAAAGGATTTGAAGTAGTAAATCCTGAAGGATATGTTGCGATAGACAATACAGGAAGTGCAGTAAAATTAGTAGACAGAATGGAGTTTGCATATAATAACTTCACTGCTATGAAATCTTGGGACAAGTAATGAAAAAGACATTCGGAAAATTTCTAACAGAAGCAAAAGATAAAGGTGCAGTGTTTACCTTTGGTCGTTTCAATCCACCTACAACAGGCCATGCAAAGTTAGTAGAAAAACTAAAGTCAGAATCCAACGGATATGAAGTACTACTATTTTCTTCACATTCAAATGACCGAAGAAAGAATCCATTATCACATAGAGATAAGATAAAATATCTAAGAAAATTCTTTGGTAAAATAGTAGTAGATGCAACTGCAAGAACAGTTTTTGATATTGCAAATGAGTTGCAGAAACAAGGATATAAAAAAGTAAGAATGGTTGTTGGTTCAGACAGAGTTAAAGAGTTTGAGATACTATTAAACAAATATAATGGAGTCAAAGCACGACATGGTTTCTATAAGTTCGATAAAATAGAAGTAATCTCTGCAGGAGAAAGAGACCCCGAGGCAGATGATGTCAGTGGAATGTCTGCAAGTAAGATGAGAGCATATGCAGAACAAGGAGACTATGAGAACTTTAAACTAGGAGTCCCTAGTAGAAACAATAAAGATAAAGAAAAATTATACAAAGACATTCGTAAAGGAATGGGTATTGCAGAAGGTACACTACCTGCATACATGTATGAAGATTTGATTACAGAAGGTGTGTATGACCCAGGCACATTCAAAGCAGTTTTCTTTTCAGGTGGGCCAGGCAGTGGTAAGTCAACAGTAGTTGATGCACTTTCACTAAAGGCACTTGGTCTTAAACTAGTCAATACAGATAAAGCATTTGAACTCGGTCTAAAGAAAGCAGGAATGACACTTGACCTTAGAGGTGCAGACTTTGATAGAGTAGACCCCATCCGTGCAAAAGCAAAAAGGGTTACTGGAAAGGGTATGGATATGTATATGGATGGTAGACTTGGATTGATATTTGACACTACCAGTGCAAACTTAAGTAAAATCAAACAATACAAAGAAATGTTAGATAAGATTGGATACGAATCTAAGATGATACATGTCAGTACATCACTTGCAAATGCACAAAAACGAAATGCAGAGAGACCAAGAAAATTACCACCCGAAATAGTAGAGAAAGATTGGAATAATTCAACTAGAAATATGATTGCATTGCAGAGAATATTCAAAGGTGACTTTTCTCATGTATCAAATGATGATGATTTAAAATCACTACAAACTAAAGCAAACAGACTCTATTCAAAACTAATGTCATGGACTACTTCATTCCCAAGTAATAAACTTGCATTGAAGTGGAGAGAGACCGAACTTCTGATGAAGAAGGGAAGTAAAGATATGGCCAAAAAATCACCAACAGATAAATCAAGTCCGTTTGGGTCAAATTTAAAAACATTCAAAAGTAGAAAGACTGGTAAGAAGACAGTTATTAAAAAGATATAAATAGTATTATGGATATGTTAAACACATTACTAGAAAAAAAGAAAGTCGCACAAGATAAAGATATCAAAGACCGTGACGGTACTCAACCTAAGAAGTATTTTGCAAAAGATGCTGACGGTGATGATATGGCAAAATCCACAAAAGACGCTCGTGCAAGACACTTCGAAAAGGGTAAAAAGTCTGCAGATGATGATGATTCTGCATACGAACCTGCACCAGGCGATGCAAGTGCAGAAACAAAACCATCAAAACACACTAAGAAATATAAGAAGATGTTTGGAGAGGGAGAACAAGATGAGTGTTGGGATGGATACACACAAAAAGGTATGAAAAAGAAAGGGGACAAAATGGTTCCTAATTGTGTTCCCGAATCAGTAGAAGAGGGTAAACTGGTCACTTCAGTTAATGATGTCATTAGAATGATTACTAAAAAAGTTGCAGACAGATTAGAAAAAGAGTATAGTAAAAATTCCGAGAAAGGTCTTGGTATGATTAACACTATCGGTGCAATGGTTGGTCATAAAGCGACTGATAAGTCACAACAGAAAGGTAAACTGTTCTTAAAGTTTGGTGATAACATACAAGAAGATGCAGCCGTAGATTCTGCAGAACTTAAAGCAAAACAGGCAGAAGAAATGGAGAGGTTGAAAAACAACCACGAAAAGGAACTGGAAGCACTTAAAGATAGACATGACAGACAATCTAAACGAATAGACCAACAAAAAGAGAAAGAGACACAAGACCAACAAATTCAGAGTAAGAGGGATGCAGATAGAAAATCTGCAGAAAAGAAAAAAGAGTCCCAAAAAGAAGAACGGGATTATAAGAAAGAGTATGATGAGTATCACTCTAAACCCGAACAAGTTAAAAGACGTGCAAAAAGAAATGAAGCACGAAGAAGTTTAAAGGATAGAAAGGATATAAAAGGAAAGGATGTACACCACAAGGATAACAATCCTATGAATAATGATAAGTCTAATCTATCAATTGTATCACAGAAATATAATAGGTCTGAACCAAGACTTAGAAAATTAAAAGAGAAGGGGTTACTACCAAATGGCAGGAAATAAACACGACAACGGTGTACACGAACAAGGTACAGACGAAACAAGAATGGCATACCAAGAAGATACGCCTGGTCAATCAGTAGAACAGTATATCGAAGATAGAAATAAGGCATACCACGAAGAGGCCGTAGAAAAGAAAAAGAAACACTTTAGTCAAGTGTTCCAAAATCCACTAAAAGGATTCCCTTACAATGAAGAAATTCAAGTAGATAAAATATCTGAAAATTATAATCAAGACTTAACTCTTGCCACTAAGAATGTAGCAAGACTTTCTAAGAAAGAAACTGGTCAAGACCAAAAAGATTATCAGGCAGTATCTAAGGCTCTTGCTCAAGGTAATCTTGGTGCAGTTAAGAAAGTAATTAAAGGTATCTCAACAAAAGAAATCCAAGCTGATTTATTAAATATACTTGTAGGTTATAATGACCTAATTGCTAAAATGTATCCTAAGGCAATAGATAGTAAAGGTAATCTTAAAAAAGGTCTGAATGTAGATAAACTAATTAAAGAAGACAATATAGAAGAAGGATTTGCAGACAGACAGAGAGAAAAAACTAAGTCTCAACAGAAAGCACATCAAAAAAGAATGATTAAAATTGCAAGAAAATCTATCAAAGACTACGAAAAGAAAAATAAAAAAGAAGAGATAGATGAGAATGCAGATGCATCTCTTAAAAAGAAATCAGAAAAGAGTGGTATATCAGTCGGTATTCTAAAACAAGTATACAACCGTGGAGTCGCTGCATGGAAGACTGGACATAGACCAGGCACAACTCCTGAGCAGTGGGGACACGCAAGGGTTAATTCCTTTATCACTAAAGGTAGTGGAACATGGGGTAAGGCAGATAAAGACCTTGCGAAAAAGGCTGGTGGGTAATGAAAACCTTTCATCAAATTGCAATAAGTGAGACTCTTGATTCCCTTCAAGAGACTAATACAAACTTACTAGACAATCCGTTTAGATTAGGTTCTATGATGTATTTTGAGGTAATCAAAGAGGCAAGAAAAAGATTAAACGAAGGACGATACACACTTACAGAAGTCGACAAACAAATTTTAGAAACAGATTTGGGAGAGTTTGATGTCTGTGAGGGTAATCTAGTCCCTCTCGATTGTCCAATGATTGTAGAGGAAGAAGAAAAACAACCCGAACTTAATAAACCTAAGGCAGGTGGCCCTAAGAAATACTATGTGTATGTTAAAGATGGGGACAAAGTCAAGAAAGTTACATGGGGAGACACAACAGGTCTCAAAGTAAAACTAAACAATAAAGATGCAAGAAAATCATTTGCTGCTCGTCATAAATGTGACCAACAGAATGATAAGACTACTGCATCATATTGGGCATGTAGATTGCCTCACTATGCAAAACAACTCGGTTTGAGTGGTGGTGGGTCATTTTTTTGGTAGACTAAATATAAGGGAGAACATTATGAGTCAAGTGATAAGTGAATATATGAATGACGACAGAACAGCCGTTATTCGTAAAGAATCTGAAGGTTACGAAGTAGACCTTTACAAAAACAAAATCTTAATAGAAACACGAAAGGTACA